TGAGTAAAATAGCAGAACCAATTAACCGTGACCACGCTACTATCATTCATATATTTAAAATGATCGACAACCACTTAAAGAACGATAACGAATACATTAATCTGTACAAGAAAGCTTCTGTGATTATAAACAAAGACGTAATAGCCACACAGAATGTAAAAGAAATATCTTATCTTGAAAGTTTAGAAGAAAGACTTATAAGAATGTCAAACGCACTTATAGAAAAAAACAAAGAAATAGAACACCTGAAGTCTTTAAGAACATCGGACAGATATAAAAAGTTTGACAGAATACCTGATGAGTTATTTGAAACATTCATAGAAACAAGATTAGAACCTTTTTTAAAATTAAATGGAAATTAATCTACTTGACTTATTTAGTGGTATTGGTGGTTTTCATCTTGGACTTGAAAGAGCAGGATTTAAAGTCAATGCTTACAATTCAGAGATAGACAAATACGCAATAGATGTCTATAAACACAACTTTAAAAATTCAACTTATGTCGGGTCAGTTACAGATGTTCGAGCAGAACAATTACCAAGAATCGATGCTATCACTTTCGGAAGTCCTTGCCAAGATTTTAGTCTTGCTGGAAAACGCAAAGGGATGGGAGGACATAGAAGTTCCCTTATTGCCGAAGCAATACGACTCATCGATGAATGCAGACCAAGTTTTTTTATCTGGGAAAATGTTAAAGGAACTTTCTCCTCAAACGATGGCGCAGACTTTTGGGCAATTATCCAAGCCTTTACCAACATTGGGGGTTATAGACTTGAATGGCAACTGCTTAATACAAAGTGGTTTCTACCCCAAAATAGAGAGAGAATCTACCTTGTCGGATATTTTGGAAACGCAAGTGGAGGACAAGTATTTCCTATCGGAGAAAGTAATAGACAGATTAATGAGTTACAAGGACAACAAGGAAACACCTGTACACTCACAACAAGATACGGAGCAGACGGTAATGGAAGTTACATTACTGAACGTAAATTCAATGCACAAGAAAACAAAATACGAAGATTAACACCGATAGAATGCGAAAGACTACAAGGATTCCCGGATAATTGGACAAAGTACGGAACACAAGGCGAGATATCAGATTCACAACGATATAAAATGTGCGGTAATGCAGTTACAGTAGATGTCGTACAAGCAGTAGCAAACAAAATAAAACAAATAAATTATGCCACTACCTAAAAGAAAACCAACAGAAACAAGAGATAAGTTTATTGAAAGATGTATGTCTGACAAAACAATGGTAAACGAATTCCCTGATAAAAAACAACGATTAGCAGTATGTGCAGTACAATGGAAGAAACAATGAAAGAAAGACAATACGAAGATTCAGCAAAAATAGTTTTTTACGCTATGATTAGTGCGATTTTTATAGTTGTACTAAATGTTATAAGTCTAATTCTTAGTTAAATTTGTAAATAAATCGTTTTATAAGTATGCAAACACAGTTAGTATCAATTAGTAAGGTTAAGCCTAACCAAGACAATCCAAGAATTATAAAAGACTACAAGTTTAAAAAGCTTGTACAAAGTATTAAAAACTTCCCACAGATGTTAGAACTACGACCAATCGTAGTAAATGAAGATAACATAGTGCTTGGGGGTAATATGCGTTTAAAGGCTTGTCAAGAAGCAGGACTAAAAGAAGTACATATAATTCAAGCTAAAGACTTAACTGAAGAGCAACAAAGAGAATTTATTATTAAGGATAATGTAGGCTTTGGAGAATGGGACTGGGATATTTTAGCTAACGAATGGGACACAGAAAAACTTGAGGAATGGGGGATGGATGGATTCCCCTTTGAAGAGGAAGAAGTTTTAGAAGCAACAGAGGATGATTATGAAGAGCCAGAGCAAATGCAAGTAGATGTCGTGCTTGGTGATTTAATTGAAATTGGAGAGCATCGTTTACTTTGTGGTGATAGTACAGATAGCGATTTAATAGAAAAATTGTTAAACGGTAATAAAGCAGATTTAGTATTTACAGACCCTCCTTATAGATATAAAAAAATGGGAGATGGTGGCGCTTTTCACGATGGGCATAAAAAATTAAAAGAAGATATTAAAGATATAATAAATTTTGACCCAACTGACTTTTTACAGACTTTGCCTTTAGTTTTTAAAAAAGGAATTAATGCTTACATATTTTGCAATACTGACTTAGTTCCAGATTATTGTAATTGGGCAAAAGAAAATAAATTCAATTTTAATATTTTAACTTGGCACAAAAAATCTTTTATTCCTGCCTCTAATAATCATCATTTCCCTGATACTGAATATTTAATTTATATATCAAAGTCAGCTATTTTTAATTCAGGTTTAGATGTTAATTATGGTAAATATTTCATTTTAGACAATGAAAAGTCAAATGACCATCCAACAATTAAGCCAATAGAAATAATTAGCAATGAAATACAAATAGGTTCAAATAAAAATAGCTTAGTATTTGATTTTTTTCTTGGTTCTGGTTCTACAATGTCAGCAGCACACCAACTTAATCGCAAATGCTATGGTATGGAACTTGACCCAAAGTATTGCCAAGTTATAATTGACAGAATGCGTAAACTTGACCCAGCACTTGAGATAAAAATAAACGGAAAGCCGTATGGACAAAACTGAACAACATAAAAAAGCAATTATAGAAGCTTTAGAGAAATCTTTAGGTGTAGTTACTACTGCTTGTAAGACTGTTGGAATAGGCAGAACTACATTTTATGGATGGCTTCAGGATGACGCTGAATTTGCTAAAGAAGTAGATGATATTCAAAACATTACTTTAGACTTTGCAGAAAGCCAATTACATAAACAAATAAAAGATGGCAATACTACTGCCACTATTTTCTATTTAAAAACTAAAGGAAAGAAAAGAGGATATATTGAAAGACAAGAAATAACTGGTGCAGATGGTATGCCTACTAACTTTCAAATAGAAATCATTGACAAAACAGAAGATACCGACTAATGTAATATTTAAACATTTACAGAAGTCAAACAAAAAAATAACAATAGAGCAAGGTGGGACAAGAAGTGGTAAAACTTATAACATCCTACTTTGGCTCATTATTGATTATTGCACCAGGGTAAAGGGTAAGACCATAACAATCTGTCGTAAAACATTTCCAAGTGTTAGGGCATCTGTTATGCGTGATTTTATAGACATCCTTAAGCAATATAAAATCTACTCTGAAGAACAACACAACAAATCAAATAGCGAATATTTTTTATTTGGTAATCTTGTAGAGTTTATTTCTTTAGACCAACCACAAAAGGTAAGGGGTAGAAAAAGGGATGTCCTATTTATAAACGAAGCTAACGAGCTTTATTTTGAGGATTGGCAGCAGTTGGTATTTAGGACTACCGAAAAGATAATAATTGATTACAACCCTTCTGACGAATATTCTTGGATATATGATAATGTAATACCAAGAGATGATGCAGAATTTTACAAGACCACTTATTTAGACAACCCTTTTCTTGATACAAGCATAAGAAAAGAAATAGAGCTTTTAAGGGAAACAGACGAAACCTACTGGCAGATTTATGGGCTTGGTGAAAGAGGTATAAGCAAAAGCACTATATTTCAATATACAGAAGTAAATAAGATTCCTGAAGATGCCCAGTTTATTTCTTATGGAATGGACTTTGGATATGTTAATGACCCAACCACTTTAGTTAGCGTTTATCAAAAAGACTTTAATCTATATTGTAAGGAACACTTCTATCAAACCAAAATGACTGCTAATGATATTTATCTAAAGCTTCGAGAAGTTGGTGTAAATAGAGATGCGGTTTTTTGTGATTCAGCAGAACCAAGATTAATAGATGAATTACGAAGAATGGGATTAAATACAAGACCAACAATAAAAGGTAAGGATTCTGTAAACGCAGGGATAGATTTATTAAAGCGTTACAAACTACATATTACTTCTGATTCTGAAAATATGATTCAAGAATTTAGAAACTACAAATGGATGGAAGATAAAAGCGGAAAGCTGACTAATGTTCCAAGAGATGCCAATAACCATACGATTGATAGCTTGCGTTATGCTACTTATAATATGCTGTCGAAACCTAATTACGGAAAATACGCAGTTCGTTAATCTCGTTTAAAAAATCAAAATAAAATCGTTTTATAGTTATGGAAGTTAAGATAACCGTACCAGATAGTCTTAAGGATATTCCTTTACACAAATACCAAAGGTTTCAAAAGGTATTAGATGTAAATAAGGATGCGTCTTTAGATGACTTATTTATTCAAGAAAAAATCTTACAGATATTCTGTGATTTACCTTTAAGTGATGCTATTAAATATCGCAAGACAGATATTGATAGAGTTACAGAAATGGTAGCACAAACACTTGAACAAAAACCTGATTTGGTTTTAAGCTTTAAGATAGGTGATACAGAGTTTGGTTTTATTCCTAAACTTGAGGATATGACCTTTGGTGAGTATATCGATTTAGATAATTCTATTTCAGATATACAGAATCTTCACAAGGCTATGGCGGTTTTATACAGACCAATCAAACAAAAGATAAAAGACAAGTACTTAATAGAAGAATACAGAGGCGATAATTATCACGAAGCAATGAAATACACGCCAATGGATGCAGTAGTTAGTTCTATGCTTTTTTTTTGGAATTTAGGAATCGAATTGTCGAAAGCTATGATAGCTTATTTACAGGAGGGGGAGGACTTGACTCCAGAGCAAACTTCGGTGCTAAATGGGGCTGGTATCAGTCTGTCTACGCTCTTGCCGATGGAGATGTTACCAAATTTGAAGAAATAACAGAACTGAATGTAAATACTTGTTTATTGATGTTGACATTCAAAAAAGAAAAGGCTGACATAGAAGCCAGAGAACTAAAAAGAAAAATGCGATGACATATAGAGGGATTCAATCGTTTTACGACTTAACCACTAAAATCAAAGATATCCTACAAGCGGATGAAAATACCAATACGGTAACTTTTGGAGACATTACAGAGGTAGACTTAAACAAGCAGACTATCTTTCCTTTGTCGCATATAATGATAAACAATGTAACGGATAATGGACAGACTCTATCGTATAATATTTCAGTTATGGCTATGGACTTGGTGGATACGAGTAAAGATGCAACGACTGATATATTTGTGGGAAACGATAATAGGCAAGATGTACTAAACACACAACTATCTGTCTTAAATAGAATGCACCAAAAATTAAGAAAAGGCACACCGCACCAAGATGGTTATCATTTAGAAGGTGCAGCTTCACTTGAGGCTTTTTATGATAGGTTTGAAAATGAGTTAGCGGGATGGGTAAGTACCTTTGAAGTGGTTACTATGAATAACATTGATATATGCAATTAGATAACTTTAAAAAGGCTTTAGAAGTATTTAGAGATAAGGTCGTTGAAGAATCTAAAAAGAACCTGCGTAAAGAAGGTAAAGGCGGTGGTGCATTAGAGAATGATTTAAAAGGTGGTGAGGTAAAGGTAACGGATAGAAGTTTGCAGTTTGAAATAGAGATGCCTTACTATGGGGTGTTTCAAGACAAAGGGGTAAGTGGTATCAAAAAGAAATATAACACTCCTTACTCTTACAAAACTAAAATGCCACCACCAAGCAAATTGGATAAATGGACAGTACGAAAAGGTATAGCACCAAGAGATGAAAAAGGAAGATTTTTAAGTAGAAAGACTTTGCAGTTTTTAATAGCGAGAAGTATTTTTTATAACGGAATTAAACCAAGCTTATTTTTTACTAAACCATTTGAAAAGTACGCTAAAGGATTACCTAAAGAATTAGAACAAGCATTTGCTTTAGATACAGAAGCATTTTTGGAATTTACTACTAAACAACAATTAAATGGCTAAAATTAATGTAAGAAGTCCTTACTATGTTTCAACATCTCAATCAGGGATGGTATCGGCTTCTATTGATATATATATTTACGCAGGGGTTAAAACAACAGACAGACCTGCAAGTCCTACTTATACTTTAAGTTCAAACGCAGTAAACGCAAGAGTAGACTTTGAGATAGCTGACTTGGTAAAGGATTATATTGAGATGACTTTAAGTTATGTCAATAGTCCCTCTATCTTAAATAATGTTTGGGTAGATTATGTAGTTACTCTATATTTTGTAAATACTTCTTCAGCACAACCTTTAGTTAATCTAACTGCGTTTTATGG